GTCGAACAGGGTGCAATCCGTGACCGCTACCGGTCGGGTAGAGCGTGCTTCTCAGCATCTCCGCCCAATCCGAGTGGCACTTGGAGCGCACACTTTTGGTGTGCGGCTGCAAAGCAAGGATCTCCAAGCGTTGCAGATTCTGGTTATAACGATACCGGAATCCCAACTTCTTGTTTGTCTCCTTGCACATCATATCCGTATAATACGATACAAATCCAGAGCTCTCGCTCTGGGTGTAAGGTGTCTTGCCATATTTGGCATTAACATGCTTACGTATCACACTACAGGTCCGATGGTAACCTATCTTGTAGAGTGCATTGCTGTACTCTACATAAGATATGTAGCTTTGGACTGTCTTCCGATGAGACCACACCGTCCGGAATTTTACCGGAGTGACGTTTATGCCGTTAAAAGCATCGACGCCGCAGGACTCCCTAAAGAGTCCACGGATACAGCACTTATCTGAGTTGAACTTAAGTCCAACTTTGGGGAAGTACTGTAGTAGCAGGGCATAGTCTTCGCCCTTACATATGATGTCATCGCCGTAAACATACACGCGCCCCACGCATTGCTGCATGGGAATCGCGTAATGTGCACTGAGCACTGCCAGTGCTAGAACATAGAAGCACAACGCTTCCACAGGGAAACAGCAAGCTGATCCCATGGGCGCGAACTTCTTCAATCCTAACACCTCACCCGAAGGGAGCAATGTAGCCGCAGATCTACAGGCCAATAAAGCCTGATACATCTCGGTGCCGCTGAATAAACATTCAACGAGCGATAGAGAAACTCTATCTGATGCATCCTTCATATCTAGTGTGACCCAGTTCCGCGAAGGACCTTCCTCGTGAGAGGTCGATCCGAGCAGAGCTAGCCATTGATTGACAGACTGATCCGTGAAATTCACGAAGCCTGCCGTCAGTGGGTGTCCTTCAAGGTAAGCCATCATTTTTCTGGCTAAACCTTGTTGGATCCACTGAAGTTCCAATGGTTCACAACTAATTAGTCGAGGTCCGCGGGAGTCTTTAGGGACGAGCACCACTTTAGCGGTGCCGTGATCCAAGACTTCACGTGTTTGTATCCAGTCGAGGCAGTCGGCAATATGTGTCGGAGAGTATACAAAATACTCGCTAAACGGATAATAGCGTTCAAGAGATCGGTAAATCCTTTTAAATTCACCTTTCTCCGATTGCGTTTCACCCGTTGACACTGCGCCGGGCCCATGTCCGGGTTTGATTTCCCGGGGACTGAAAGACGCGAAGAGTTTGGTCGTAAACGACCTCGCTTTTCGCACGACTGGGTCTTCTCGGAAGTTAACTTCCGGTAATGACCTGTCTGTCTCGATGAATCCATAGATTACTTTTAGTTCATCTATGAGTTCGTAGGGTAACTCCAGTTTGTACATTGCGTACAAAAACTGGCGGAGTGCCTTGACCGTCTCTATCACCTCATGGTTAGAGGCTACATCATGTCGTAGATAGCCGTTATGGCTAAAGACACGAGAATATAATGATGCAGGAATGCATTCATCGTATTCAAACCAAGTATCGCCCTGTAAAGAGCGATCTAGTCGTTTTCCGACACTTGGCAACACGACAGTCAAATACTTGACGCCGTGTTCAGCGATCCCTTGACGAGTGGTATTGAGCCACTTATCAAGTTCAGACTGTTCGAGTATGAGACGATCAGCTATGTCTTGCTGTATCGCCAACGTAACTTTGCTATATAGCATGTTATTATGGTTGTACGGACAAAACACCTACGATCCTCAAATATTCCTCTCAGAGCCCCATAAAGGCCCTCCGATAGCAATACGCTACCGGGGGCCCGCATGGGAGAACTGAACGTCTACGTTAAACCTCGCCCGTCAAAAGGCGAGTAACAAACGTATGAGCCGGTTGGCCAGAGGTAAACTCATCGGCCTCCAACCCCGACTGCGAAGCAGGCGAGATTAGGAGGTAGAGAGCATGTACCAGACCAATCATATCATTCGTGCTAAAGTTGGTGTCGCGTGGAGACGCGAGTACCAACGACACGAAAGACGTGCGTTCACTACCGTCCGTGAGCACTTTTGTGTGCTCGAGACGTAGTTGAGTGCGATTGGTGCCGACAGGCGGATTCTCTTTCGTTGATTGATTACTAATCTTCAACGTATAAGACTCCGTCGCGGAAACAGTGTACTTGCGTACACTACTACCGTTGTCTACATCAATGAGGGAGACGGGCGTATTCAGCGTTACGCTGGAGATGCTCGCCTTGAGGTTTAGGGTGTTATCAAGCATGTTGCTTGTTCTTTATATGATGACGTTAAGGTCTTCGCGTGCTAATGAGAGAGGAAGCTAGTAATAGCTTATCAATCCCAAGTCGCTTAAGCGAAGACTTATGTGGTGGATGCGGAGGTAGATAATGCCTCCGGACGAAGGTGCGGTACAAATCTCCATACTGAGGGGTTTTAGACCCCGAAGCAGGATCAGTGTACCACCATTGGCGAGAGAGATCACCACGGATGTGGTGCGCTCCCTCATAGACTGTCATGTTGACCCCGACAAGGTCGTGCTCTAAGTCGTGAATACGGTCACCGAGATCGGTGAACCAATCCACAACAAAAGAGAACGGAATCGCGTCGTATATAATCCCAGGATCGGCCTGCACTCCCCAATAATCAAGGAGTGCTAGGAATCTTCCGATACTAGTGTGTATGATGTCATCAGCTCTCAGATCAAATCTGAGGTAGGCACAATAGTACAATTCATAACTGTACTTAATTGTCCAGATGCCACCTACACCCTTATACCGCCCAACTTCTATCTCTGTTTCCAGAGGATAAGAATTGCCGAGTGGTATGAGGGAGGGGTCCAAAGTAAGTTCACGAACGTAGCGATACGTCCGGCGCTTACCATGATAGAGCTCAC